TCTGCTTATTGCTTCCATCCCTGTCAATTCAGGAACGATGGTTTTTCCATATTTTCCAGTTGTGGAATGGCTCATAATATCCAAAAAGCAATAGTATTTTATTGTTTTCGGTATAAACCATTTCACAAACCAAAACCAAAAATTTGCTCTTATCATTTTTTCTCCTTTACACATCGAACAGAGAAGCCATTTTGCTTATTGAGGTAATGTTGGTAAACCATTATGTCATTCTGATGTAATTTCCTATTCCATGCAGTGATATCATCATGCTCAGTAGAAGACCAAAAGAAGCCGTAGTTTCCTATATTGTAGTAATCCCCAAAATTGTTGAGACGATAACCAGCATACGATACATTTTCTTTTAACTGTTTTTCTATTTCACCCCACTCTTTATTGGTTGGTATTCTCCAACCCTCTGGAGCTAATCCTCTGCTATCATCTACTGCGTACCAGTTGTAGAGGTAATGCGATTTTCCTTCTTTATCTATAGTAATAGAATATGCTCCAATCTTATTTTCTGCAAACTCTACCCATTGTTCATTAGATATTGCTTGTGGAATATAGTCTCCATTTCTATACTTATTTACTTTTAAATCATCTCCCAATATGAGTGATGACTTCTTTTCCTGTTTTGTCCCACATTCTGAATAATAATTACTCATTTTATTTCTCCTTTAACAGCAATAGCTTCTAATGTTTCTTGAGCTATTTTTTTTGGATCTTCATTTGTAGTTTCTACAATACATTCAAGAGCATCTTGCAATATTGCAGTTGTCTTGCCTTGTTGTGTTATTTTTAATTGCAATCTTTTTACCTCTGCAATTAGTTCTCTTGTATAAAACCTTTTATCTTTTGTCATACTTTCAATAAATCCGAGTTCTTCAAAGTACCTAATTGCATCTATTACTTCACTCATTCTCTTTCTCCTCCCATTCTGTCCAATATATATCTCCCTCTATATAGTCCATCTCGTAATCTTTTTTAGTATATCCATCTGTCAGCAAACACTTTTCACTACATATATATTTATCTGCGAATGGCATAGCATACCCTACATACATTTTCTCGCCACATTTATTACATTCTTTCATTTTATTTCTCCTTTTCGTTTATTTTTTTAATATGTTAAAATGACCTATGGGGGGAATCACACCCCCCATCTCTTGGTCATCAGCACCTCTGACTGCTCTTAGCAATAACAACCAACATTCTTTGCATTTTTTTGTTGTTGCAGTCGTGCCTATGTTCTGATCCCATGCATTTAACTTCCTTTCGTTAGTTAAATTTCAGAACAGTTTTATGCTACTAATTTTAAACAACCATCTACCCATAACTTATTATGATTAAAGTCTGAAGATGTTTGTTTCTTATTGTGCCAGAATACATCAGTCCCTGCATTGAGAAAATCCCATCCAGTTCTTGTATCATATTCTTCATTTGTTAAGAAGTTATCCATTGCTTTACCGAATACAGATGTACCCATTGTGTTGAATTGTCTCTTTCTCATCTCTGATATGTCTTTTACTCTTATGAAATGCTTAGATAAATTAGAACACTTGTTAGCAAATTCTACGATATTTTCTTCAGCATGATTAATTATTTCCATACTTTTTTCCATATCATATTCCCAATCAGCATTCTGAATATCATGCTTAAAGTTATATTCAGAAAATTCATCTCTTGAAGTCATACCATTAGTGCATGCTAATCTATAAGCGAATAATACCATCTTTGCTCTTGTTGAACCATCGTATGAGTTCCATACACCAAGTCCTAAGCCTAAATTATCACCAACTTGTACTTCAGCATCAAACTCATCTAAACACTGCCAAGTTTTAAAGAATTGTTTACCATTCCAAAATTCTTTTTCTGTATCAAAGTTTAAATTTGAATAACTCATAATTTCTTCAGCCATGTTAACAATCTCTTTATTAGGAACAAGGAGATAATCAGAAGATACAATACCTACTTCACTCCAAGGTTTCTCTGGATTATCTGTTTGAATTTTAACACCATAAGCTTTAGATTTCATAAATCCACCATAAGCTAATTGTTCTTTTTGTATCTCTGCGTAAGGTGATACATTCTTTAAGTCGTTTCTTACCATTATTTCAGTCCTTTTACATAAGGGTTTTTAGTTAAGTCTGCACCAGGTATCTTTGTACCTTCTCTTAATGCTGACATCATTTTTCTTTTGTCTAACTTTTTTGTTGTTACTTCTACCCAATACTCTTCAGGTATTTTACTTTCGTCTATTATATCTACAAAAGCAGATTGCAATACCTTTATTGGATTAAAGTCTGACTGTGCAGGTAGTTGTCCTACAGTTTTATGTGCAGTTAAAACCATATCTTTGATTTGTTTTATTGCATTTTGTCGTTTCTTCTTCTCACCTTGTATTCTTTTTAGATAAGTATCTGCAAGATTAATATCGTCTTGCAGTTTCGTTACCCATAAGAATACATTGTCTTCTTTTACTCGAAGTTCATTAAACAGATCTTCTAATTTCTGTTCTATTTCTTCATCACTTGCAAATAAGTCTGCCGTTGCAGTTACTATATCTGTAGTAATATCGAACATACTTCTTTTAGCCATTGTCTATTCCTTTATATGTTTTAATTAATCTACAGTTAATAGGTTCAAGATGAACATAAAGTCCTTCCTTCTCTCTATTAGCTACACATTCTAATATTAGATAATTGATCTCTCCATTATCTCTGTATGCTTTGATTTGCATTACTTTGTTTGCAGTATAACCTATTCTTGCACTACCTCTTGACGCTGCTATAGCTGGAACACTATTCTTACTATTCATAGCTTCCTTAGTCATTTCAGATACAGCAAATACAACCATGTTATTTTTAATAGCAACATCTCTTAATGTAGCCATTATTTCTTCCATTTTACCATTCATATCATACTTATTACTTTCCATAAGTCCAATATGATCAACTACAATAATCTCAGGCTTAATACTCATTAAGTCTATTCTTTTTTGTAATTCAAAAGGAAAACAAGGTTTATAATCAATAGTTAACCATTCAGAATCATCTTTAAAGTCGATAACTCCAGTTCTAAGGTCTCTTTCTATTTCATCATAGGTTTTACCACCTCTTATTTGTACATGCCTTATATACATCTGTCTTGGTGACATTTCCATCTCTAAGAAATAAGTTGGTTTCTTAAATGCTGCTACCCAATTATGAATTAACATTGTTTTCATACATTTAGGCGGTGCTTGAACAATAACAAGTTCCCCAGGATATATAGGAAAGTCTTCATTATAAAGTCCACCTACATTTAATGGTTTAATTCCTGATTGATAAAATGCTACAGCTTGTTCTGCCATACCTAAGAAATCAATCATATTATTATCTTTCTTTGCACTATATAACCTACAAGATTGTTTACAAAACTCATCTCTTATCTTATCATTACAGCCATAGTTATTACCATTACCATTATGACCTGAATAAGCAGATTCTACAATCCTATCTATTTCAGAATGAGTAAAAGGTTTATTAGCCTCACTTACTTGGTCTGCCCAATTACGCATAATCAACTTTACTACATTTTCAGGATATCTCCATCTAAACCATGCAGATAATCTTAAAGCTATAGCATGTCTTTTACCATATCCAGTCCATTTAAGCATATCTTGTATGCAAGGATAGTTTACAGGATCTGCATGCCTACCAAATTCGTCACTTGGCTTTATTGCTGTTTTTGGTTTAGTTAAAGTAATAGATGTTGTCTTTTTCGGAAAAGCGTCGAATATAGGTTCTACTTCTTCTCTAAACCCATAAGTATCTACTACCCTTGTTTTACTTGCAAATAATTTTATGTCTTTAACTGTAATTTCTGACATATCCATATCTTTAAGCAATCTATCTAAAGGTACTTTATACAATCCACTCTTGGTATTGACTGTATTAGTACATCTAATCAACCTTACTTTATCAGTAACACTTACATCTGCAAATTTAAATATATCCTTGTTAGACAAGGCTTCTTTAACATACAAATGTAAATCCTTATGACCTTCCCACTTAAAAGAGTCTTGAGGAATTGATATATGAAAACCAGTACCAGAAAAGAATGGTTTATATGGAACATTTAAGTCTATAAGAAGTTCAATCAGATCTGCTGCTGCATCTCTACCTTCTATAAATGTTTCACCATCAACATCCAAAATATGTTCTTTTGCAAGATATATTATTCCATTATATCCAGCTATTTTCCTGTTTTCTGATACATAAGTTCTTGCATCATTATCATAACAAAACAAAGACATGAATTTATCTCGACCACCTTTAATCTTAAATACTTCTAATTCATCTAAGAAATTGCCTCTATTTGAGAGGCTTTGTGCGTATTCTCTTATCATATTTCTCCTATAGACTAAAAGAGGCAGGATATACCCACCTCTTTAGTCGTTTTGTTATGGTTATTTTATTCCCAAGGATCTTTAGTATCATCATCCTTTGAATCTGGACTCCATTCATCTTCAACTTCTTCTTCTTGATTTGGTATCCAAGGTAAGATGTTATTCTTCAAGACATAAGCTTTAGAATCGTCTATTTGATCTTGTGTCCAATCTTCTATATCATTCTTAAATGGAAGACCAGGTAATACATTATCAGATATATCAGAGTAACCTTTCTTATTCTTATAGAAATAAACTGTAAGGCTCTTCCCTACAAGATGATGTGGTTCAATTTCGATATTAACTCTAAAATCACCTTCAGATTCAGCTACTTCTGTAATACCAGCATTAGCATATCTAAAAGCACGAGTTATATTAAACTCTTCTTTAGTTTTTTTGTTATGTTTTTCATGTAGTCTTAACTTACAATTTGTTGGATAATCAACAAAGAATACATCCATATATTTAGTTCCACCATTATCATAAGCACCTTTTTCAGCACTTTCTATTTCCAATGATTTCCAACCTACAGAATAATCTGCAAAGTTATTTCCTTTTTTTACTGTAATAACAGCCATTTTTAACTTCCTTTATTTAATGTTTTTAAAGCGTATGTTTTACCAGCACCAGGTGTACCAAGTATTAATATCTTAGCACCATCCCAAGTTCTCTCTTTTGCTGCATTGAATAGTAATTGATAATCTTGGGGTATCTCTCTATCTAACAATTGAGTTCTATCCTTTGCATTATCATACATTTCACTTTTTGCAGTTCTCCATACAAATTCAATATTACCTTTCAAGTCTTCATTAGTCTTTGCGTATAATACAAAATCAAACCATTTAGATATATCTTCTTTTGTTGATCCATCTATGTATGGTAAGATTTTATCTGTACCATCACTCATAGTCTTAATTTTAGCATGACAATTGCAAATTACTATACCAGGTAATAAAGTTATCATATCCAAGAGCTTATCTAAGGTATTCTTTAGATCTGACCAGTCACCAAATTCCATCTTGTTGTTACTACCCATTAGACTTCTCATATACTTCTTTGAAAGTTCTGAAATTGTATCTATTACAATACCATCTATTTGAGTACTGTTATTTGGTATAACTTTAGCTTCTGTTTGTTTTAATTTAATTCCACCAATATCTATTGAAGATTCAACATTCTTTTTAGAATATAATTGCTTCACGATACCCTGAAATTCTCTATAGGTGTTTGGCTTCAGTGTTGGATAACCAAACAAATTCAACATATCTTTATCAGAACCAAGAGTCTTTGCTCCATGTTCTAAATCAAAATATAGTATCTTTTTTTGTCCCATATTTTCCTTTTTTATTTAGAGGTTAAAAGGGCAACATTTCCATAATGTCGCCCCGTTAAAATTACACTATTACTTAGCATTTTCATCATTATTTTTAATCATTCTTGTAATAATTTTATGCATTTTATACACATCTTCTTCCATGAAAGTATCTTTATCAGCATGTATTCTTTCCTTTAAAAGATTAGATATTGTTTCATACCTTGCATCAACAATACGCATGTATTTTTTTGTGTCCTTTATTGCATATCCCAGTTCTGCAATATTAGAGCCTAACAACTTCATTTCTTCCATGATATTATCTATACTTAAATCCATCTTTTTCATGTGTTATGTTTCCTTAAATTATTTAAAGTTTTTTCTATCTTTTTTTCTAAAGATATGTTGGTGAATTTCTTTACTTCCTGTGTTACTTT